CCATGAGTCTCGGTGCGCCCTGTCACATGATAGGCCATCTTTGATTCTTAACGTCACAGTTTGCAAGTACTGGTCGATGTCTTGCAGAGCTTCGATCGGCTCAATGCCCAAGTGTTCCAGCTCTACCTGGTTGCCTTGCCCAATTCTACCTTGCGCCCTGACATCCTGCGTGGCTTGAACCATGATGCGCCTGATCCAATACTCTTTTTCCTCAGCCTCGAACACTGATTCATCAAACTTGCCATGCTTGGCGATGATCCTGTCCATAATCTTGTCGTAGGTTGAATTCAGAATCGCAATGTCCTTTGTGGCTCCGATCACGACCTCATGCTTCATCTGCGCGTGGGCTCTTTGCTCGTTGGCCTTGAGTTCCTCCATCTCGGATTCCATACCTTCCATTGTTCTTGCGTTTCGTTCATAAATTTTTGCTTGCAAGATGTTTTTCTCGTAGGCAAAATGGGCCTCTGTAAGTGCATCCCGCTTGCGCTTAATTTCAGCTCCAAGCTGTCTGAGGTTTCTTGTCTCCGTTTCCTCGTCGAGAGCAAGGACGTTCCATTGCATATCCGAGTGATGACGGTTCCATGTCTTTGCAATGTCCGGCAACATCTCTCCTAACTGGGACAGTGCAGTCGTTACCTTTTCACATACCTCACCAGTAGTTGCCGGGTAAAGTGCGTTGTGGTCGATGCTCTGAATTGCGCGTGTCATCCCTGATGACCTGCGCAATAAACTCTCGCCACAGATAAATCACCGTTGTCTGATGCAGTGGTATTCGAGGCAAAATCAAATTTGTCGATTGTATTTGTATTTGCTGAGTCAAATCCACCAGATGCAAAGCCCCGAGTGCTGGAGCTTTGACCTGCAACTCCATATCTAGCCACAGATAAATCTCCGTGGTCAGATGCAGTGGTATTTGAGGCAAAATTAAATTTGTCGATCGTATCTGTATTTGCTGAGTCAAATCCACCCGAAGTAAATCCCTGAGTGCCGGAGCTTTGACCTGCTGATATTCTCCTTGCCACAGATAAATCACCATGATCAGAGGCTGTGGTATTCGAGGCAAAATCAAATTTGTCGATCGTATCTAAAATGGAAGAGTCAAATCCACCAGATGCAAAACCCTGAGTGCTGGAGCTTTGACCTGCTGATATTCTCCTTGCCACAGATAAATCACCATGGTCAGAGGCTGTGGTATTCGAGGCAAAATCAAATTTGTCGATCGTGTTGATTTGATCGGTTGTGAACCCACCAGAGGAGAACCCACCAATTGATTCCATCCAGGACGGAACACCACCGATAACTTTCAGTGAAGTACCCTCACGACCTATTGCTAGTCGTGTAGGTGCACCATCTGTGCCTCCAACGATGATATCGCCTTCTGTAGTCATTGGATTAGTGATACCACCACCAATGACGGACCCGAGCTTTTCGATCAGGCTATCATCTAAAAGAATCAGGCTCATGCGTCAGTGTCCACAATGAGTACGCATCCAGTCGCAGAAGTCGCCTTTGCGTATGTCGATACGGATGCTGTTTGTTGCACCTGCTTACCGAGCTTCGCGGAGTTTAGGCGCATTGCAGCAGTTTCGCTTTGGGCTGTATTGATAAGGATTTCTTCACCGCGCTTGAGTTGCTGGACGGTATACACCGCCTCGACCGTGGAGATTTCCTGCCAAGACTCGGTAAGGTTGACTATTGCTCGACTCATGATCTTATCCTATATCCGCAATTGCGTTTTCAATTTTTTCGACTGAATCCTCAAGACGATCAGCCATTGCACTAGCACCATCGACGGCCTGTCCTTCATCCAAAAGCCCCAGTTCTCTGGACTTCTCGCGCTCGGCTGCAAGGCCTTTTTGGACCCTTGAATACTTCATTCCCGTGACCTCACGACTGGCCCTCGCATTCGTCATCCATCCTTGATCAACCATTTGTGCGTAGGCCTTCACTGTCTTTCCCATGTCGGCACTTGGCTTGATTACTCCGATCCAGTCTGTCAGCGTCCAAGCGGAGAATTCAGTCTGTCGCCTTGGATCTCGGTAAGCGTCAAGAAAGCCAGGCGCGACTACTCGGCCAGATAAGGCCTCGGAAATTAGCCACTCTTCGAAGATCGGCTGACAGAAGTCGTCCCCTGTATCGGTTCGCTTTGAGTTTAGAAAGTTTTTGAACTCGTTGATGGCTGCCTGACTTGCAGAATAGTTGCTAGAAAATGAAAGTCTGGCGATCTCTGGAGGGATCTCCAAGGCCCATGAAATTGCTGAGACAATCGTGTCTTCCACGTCTCCGAATTTTTCGTCTATGCCATCATTCCCGAATCCCCTTGGAATCTCACCGTGCTGAAGCTCCGACATAACAATTCCCGGGACGTCAAAAGAAATTGATTGAATCTCACGCCTATCGCCTGTCTCTGGCGCGACTGCTTGAACGGCATTCTTCCTCGTCGCACCAGCCGCGAAAGATCCACTCCCTGGCTTATCCTCACCCTTTTCGAGAAACATGGCCAAGGTCGAATTTACCACGGCCTTACGTTGAACGCTGTCTCTGTATCGGTCGATCTCTTTCAAACTCTGCAAAACAATAGCTAGGAGTGGAGTCCCGCGAGTCTCGCACATTGTCTTGTCTATCGGGCTATACAACCAAGCAATACGCCTTCCTGACCTTGGCCCCCTTGCTGGAATTCGCTTGTGCTTCCCGTCTTTTTGCTGAACGAAAAAGGCAACATGTCGCCCCATAGGATCGACCTCGACCCCATGCTTGACCTCGTTTCCTTTCACCACTTCACGCTGATCAACCGGAGTCGTGACCGTGCTTCCTGATATCAATTGGACTCTCGGGATTCCTGTTTTTCGGTCCAGCTTCAGGACCACCAAAACATCTCCTTCGATCAGACCTTGGCGTTCTGCCTCAGCCTGGATCTTTCCGAATGTTCGCCTCTGCTCAGAGTCGCAGACCCTTTTGTTCTTGGCCCATAATCCGAAACGGATCTCAACATCATCCGCGAAGACTTCCATCTCGTCCTGACTCATTCCAAGGATTGTCGCCTCTGGGGTGCACTCAGGAGATAGCCCGGTGTTGATGACATTGCGGACCCATCGACGTATCAGTCCACGCGCGTAGAGGTTTGTTTCAAAGGCCTCCATGCTCCGACGGCGAAGAGTCCAATAATCCTTGAACAGGATCTTTGTGTCGCCATACCCGCCATAAAATTTCCCACCGTCAAAAGTGGTTGATATAGCGGTCCGTCCACCATTGCTCACTTGCACGGCTGCTTGTGGCATAGGGATCAATTGATTGGCAATTGGCCCAGATGGGCGACCAAAGGCGCGAGATAGGGCACTCTCTCGTTCTATTGTTACCATGACCCGCGAGCGATAAAAGTTGATGTCCCGTTCAGTCTTTGCTGGAATACGGCCAAGCGATTATAGAGGCTGTTGAGCGTTGCCTGTAGCCCGTTGATGTCTGCCTTTGTCACTGATTGGCGAGTCTGCCCAGTGTCGAGAGTGTAGGACTGAACAGCATTAGCGCCTATGAGGGCGTCAATTGCGTCCTCGTATAGAGTGATAGTCGCCTTGGTGCGGGTGATTTTCTCAGCTAAGAAAGTCGAGTCCATATCTCGTATAATAGTCTGATATCCTAATGAGGCAACACATAAAGAGGATTTGACTCAATCCATGACCAAAAGATATCCCAGTCTACGGTTTCCATTTCTAGGTCTGTTATGCACAATTGACGGGCCATGATTTCCACGGCAGCATGCCCGTAAACGAGCAAGTCCCAAAGCTCATTGGGTGCGTTCCCTGGCCTATGCCAGTAGTATGTGGTTTGGCCCTTTTCGTTTGTCTTTTGCCGACGCTCTTCCTTTGTCAGTTCCCTAAGTTGCTTATCCGTCGCGTTCATCGGTGCATTGAAGAAATAAGCAGGCTGGACCCCTTGATCCTCAGACCACTCACGACGAAGCACCGGGGCCAGTCGGTCCTTGTAAAAATCCACAACGATACGAAAGCCTAGATCCCCTTGGGCCGTCGTGAATTCATAGAACTGCTTTTGTATTTTACCAGTGTACGGGACCCCCTCGATAGCATGGACCCCGCAGCCATAATCAGCGCAAAATGTTAGGACCGTATCCCTGTAATAATTCGAGTCTATCAAAGTCATAACAAGCTTGTATTCCTTGCCATCACTGGACTTGTATGTTTTGTTCTCGACCAGCTCCCTAAGCCTTTGCCATGGCTTAGCTGTGATTTCTTCGCATGTTTCTCTATCCTCGTCCTCGACATCAAAACGCCAATAATCAACCAAGATACACTTGGCGTCACGAGTCCATCCGAACACCCCGACGGCAAGGTTCCGCTTGTGTACGTCAACCTGGCAAGTCAAGAACTGGATATGCTGACCCAAGTGTTTCTGGCACCATTGATTAGGGATCTCGCCATATCTATAGGACATGCGCCTATGTGCTGAAACACTCTCAAATCTAAGATTAGAGCCCTGCATTTCAAAAGGGATGCCTCTCACATTGTTGTTGAATACCTTTAGTTTTTCGATTTCGCGGACTCGGTTGTTTTCGGTGTCCCAAGCTTCCAACCATTTTAGCACGCACGTGTCCCAAGACTGCATCCCTACAGGAGAATAGAGGGCGTTCAAGTGGTAGCTCCTCATGTTGGGACGGCTTGGAGTTGTCGTCGCGAACCACCGCGCCCCGTTGGCCTTGGCTAGCATCCAAGTCTTGTCCTCGTTGATATGCTCATGGTAACAGAATCTGCACACATATCGAGACGATCCTTGAACAAGTTTCCCATCGTCGGTTATATCCCACCTAATCCCAAACTTTTTCCCGTCTGGATTCGTTCCGGTCCATTCAAGTGTTTGGAGCTCTCCGCATTTCCGACAAGGTACACGGTACTCTCTCTTGTCTCCTAGATTGTATCGGATTTCAATATTGCTCGGTCTTAGTCCAGGGGTTGAAGCATCGATCACTTTTCGAGTCGTCTCGTAGGAGCTTGTCCGGTCAAAGGTCAATTGCATAGCGTCCCCGTCCCTCGTGGCCATCGGGTAAGCGTCCACCTCGTCGCGGAGTAGGTATTGAATAGACACCGACCTGAATTTGTTTGGATTGACGGCACCGAGTGGCATGAGAAAACCGCCACCTTCCCACTGCATGAGCTTCTTGGTTGCCCCGGTCTTCCGCTTGTTAGTTGTGTCGCTGGATTGAATCAGGTGCATTAGTCCTGACTCTTGGAGCATCGGAATTATGTTGTTTTCGATACGGTTTTCTGAAAGCTCATTGTCGGCAGTAACCAGCATAGCGGGAGAGCTTTTTAGGTGATCGATGAGATACCCGACAAAGTTTTCTAGCAGTCCAACTGTTGCCGCAATCTGGACCCCCTTCATGAATGCGACCTCACGGACCGGACTATCTGGCGACAAACACTCAAGGATTTCCTCGAGGTATGGCGTCACCTCGATCCTATACGGTCCAGGCATTGACGTGACAGACCGGGGAAGATAGCGATTCTCGCAAGCCCACTGGACCGGAGAGAGGGACTTGTGCTCAGTAGTTAGCTTCCCGACCTGACTGGAGAGCCAGTCAATCCCGGCAAGTTCAAGATTAAACGAGAGGTCTGGGGTTTGGTTGTCGATTTCATCAACCATCAGT